GGGCGTCGTCGACGTCGACATCGATCATGTCAAACCGCTAAAGATTGCATGACTCCGACCGCCGCATATCGGGCCATCCTGCAGACGTTCATCGTCGGCTGGCCGCTCCGGGTCGGCGGTACGGAAGCGGCGCCGACCGTGCCGTACGCGATCGACAACCGCAAGCTCGCGCAGCCGACGCCGCCGACGTTTGCTCAAGTCGACATCGTTAACCTGGCCAGTGATCAGGTCACGATGGGGCGCACGAGCCACCGCCGCTTCGAGCGCAACGGCTTCATCGACGTGCGACTGTTCGGCGCGCGAGATCAGGGGCGCGGCCCGCTCGACACGCTCGCCGAGTACGTACGCGAGCTGTTCGAGGCGACATCGCTCGGTGCAGTTGGCGAAGATCGCGGCGTGCGCACCTACGCGATGACGGTCAACGAGGTCCGCGATAGCAGAGAATTTCCAGACCTCTGGTGCCTGCTCTGCCGCACCCCGTTCGAGTTCCACCATAAGCGCTAAATCGACCGTTTCTGCGCGTGGCTCGACGCTAAGGCATGTCCGAAGTCAATGCGGAAACCCTCAACGTCGCGGTGGCCGAGGAATCGACGCATGGCACGATCCCGTCCACCAACTGGACGAACATCGAGCCCAACGAGCTGAGCGGAACCGAGGCAACGATCAACAAGCAGGCGCGCACGCCGTTCACGATCACGCGCCAGCTGCGCCGCTCGTTCAAGGCGGGCGTCGACGTCGGTCTATCGATGGAGCTCGACGTCACGCTCGACCACATCCTCTTGTTCGCCGAGGCGATGTTCAAGAGCAACCTCAAGCACAGCGGCGGCACTGGGCTCGCGGTGTTTCGCCCGACCGCCGCAACGGCAACGGGCTTTACCGTTGCAGCGCTCGGTAACCTCGCGGACGGGACGCTTGTCGCCTCGTTCGGCTGGCCGGAAGACGAGAACAACGGGGTGTTCGTCGTCGACGGCGCATCGGGCACCGAGATCACCGTGGCGGGCGGGCTCACGGCGAACGGCGCGCCGCCGAGCAACGTGCTCGTCCTCGTCGTGGGCTTTCAGTTCGCTGCGGGCGACCTCGAGCTCGATGTCGACGGCAACCTGACCACGACGGCGAAGAACCTGACGCAGCTCGGCCTCAACAAAGGGCAGTGGATCTACCTCGGCGGTGCCGACGAGATCGATCCGCCGTATCGCTTCGACGACGCCGACTACTTCGGCCACGCCAAGATCGCGCTTACGCCGGCGGCAAACAAGCTGACGCTCGCGCGCAGGTCCTGGACGGTTGGCGCGCCCGACAACGGCGGCACGCGGACGATCCGGCTTTTCTACACGGCTTGGATCCGCAACGTCGCGCGACTGCACGCCGACGAGAAGCTCGTTTCGCACAGCTTCGAGATCGCGTACCCCGGTCTTTCGGCCGGGCCGGCCGCTGCGTACCGCTACAAGGCCGGCTGCATGCTCAATACGTGCGCGTTCGCGATGCCTGCCGAGGGCAAGATGACGATGCAACTCGAGTTCATCGGCAAGACGACGACCGATCCAAGCCCTGACCGTCTCGCCGGGCCTTCTTCGGCGCGCGACGTCGTGTCCGAGCTCGCTATCTCGACCAGCTCGGACATCAACCGGCTGTCCGTCGAGGAAGTCGACGAGAGCGGCCTGATGACCGACTTCGCCGACATCTCGCTCACCGTGAACAACAACATCACGCCCGCCGACGCCGTCGGCTTCGAGGGCAACCGCTTCACCCCGCTCGGGGTGTTCCAAGTTGACGTCGCTGCGAACGCGTACTTCACGACCGAAGAGATCGCGACGGCGGTCTCCGACAACCGGATCCTCCGACTCGCAGCGGGCGGTCGCAACGACGAGTTCGGCCTCTTGATCGACGTGCCGAGCACCGGCGAGCTCGCCGCGCCCGAGTCGATCCAGCATAACCAGCTCGTGACCGTGAACGCGTCGATTCAGGGCTTCATCGATCGCCACGAGGCGTACACCGCTGGCATGTCGCTGTTCGGTTACCTGCCGACGCGCGCGCCGGGTCTGGAGACCTAGCCATGGGCGACTTCGACAACTACGCGGCGCAGGCGCCGCAGACGGGCAAGACCGTCACCTACGACTTCTTCGGCTTGCGCAACGCCGACGGTTCCCACCCGATCGCGCACGTCGAGTGGATCGACGACAAGGCGTGGAATCAGCACGTGCTGTCGCTCGCGGGCACGAAGGATGACACCGGGGTCGGCAAGGCCAACCGCGATCTGGTCGCCCGGCACGTGAAGAAGCTCGAGCACGTGTTTCGAAGCGACGGGACGGCGGCCACCGAGGACATCGCGAAGTTCATCTACGCGATCCCGGCGCACGACTTCAGTCGGCTGCTCGCGTTCGCGCGCAATGACGAGACGTACCGCAGTTACGCCGACCCCGAGGCGGTCGCGGGAAAATAGCGGCCTGGCTCGAATGGAACGAGCGCGCGAGCGCGGTGGAGCGCTCGGCCGAGCTGGGGAGGAAGAAGCGCAAGAAGCTCACCGCCGAGCAGCAGCAGATCATGGCGGATCGCGTCGACCTCGACGACGGTGAAATGCTGCTCGCGCGCACGTTCCGTCGGCTCGCGACGTGCCGGCACGAGCTGTCGCAGATCCACGTCACCGCGATCTGGCAGTGGCAGGACCGCGAAGGCATCGTCGATCGCGGTCTGCGAGCGTTCACCGAGGCGGTGATCGTGAGCCTCGACCTCGCCGAGCTGAAGCGACTCACCCGCAAGAGGCCGCCACGCCCGCCAGCCCCGAATCGACCGCCGCCGCGCGCACGGCGACCATCGAAGCATGTCTGACTTCTCGTTCCAGATCATGGGCGACGGGACGCCGGCCGACAAGGCGATCGAAAAGGTCGTTGCCGGCCTCGAAGACATCAAGAAGAAGGCCGCCGGCACGACGAAGGGTCTCGACTTCGGATTTCAGCAAGCGGCCGAGTCGATCAAGAAGGCCGACCAGCAGACCAAGGCGATCAAGCAGTCGCTCTCGGACTACGGCCCCATCGTCGGCAAGATGCCGGGGTTGTTCGATCGGTTCAAAGGCGGCGTCAAGGCTGTCGCGAACGTCGTCACCCCGTTCAACCAAGCGCTCGAGATCGGAGGCAAGGCGCTTCGATTCGCGGAGGCTGGCCTCAACGCGTACAGCAAGTCGAGCGCGCGCGCGGCCGAGGACGTCGCGGCGCTGACGAAGGAATTCAGCCAGTACAAGAAGACGGTGATGGAGACGGTCGGCCTCGTCACGGTCGAGCTCGCGAAACCAGCCGTGTCCTTCGATAGGGTCCGCGAGTCAATCATCAAACTCGAGAGCCACGAGACGTGGAGGCGCCTCTTCGTCAAGAAAGGCGAAGCGTTCGGCGACTTCTTCGGCGACGACGAGACTGCAGATCCGGTCGCGGCGCTCAACCGGGCGGCATCAGGACTTCGCACGACGCTCGCCGGGATGGTCGATCACTGGAACACAGACGGGCAGACGTTCATCGACTCGTTTGCGGCGGGTATGAAGAAGACCGAAGCCGACACGAAGAAGGCTGCCGACGAGGCCAGGCGGCTCGCCGAAGAACACGCCAAGATCGGACGGGCACTGCTCGGACCGGGCGTAAAGGCCGAATCACACCGCGCTGGCATTACCGTCGAAGAGGAGCGCCAGATCGAAGCGGCGAATCGCGAGGCGGCGATCCGCGAAGAGGAAGCAGCCGAGGAGCGCCTGCACCGCGTCCGCCAGGCGGCGATCCGCGAAGAGGAAGCAGCCGAGGAGCGCCTGCACCGCGTCCGCCAGGAGATGGCGGAGCAGCAAGTTCGCGAGCACGACGATTTCCAAGAGCGGATCAAGAAGGCGCAGCAGGAGTCGGCCGAGGCTCGCATCCGCAAAGAAGAGGAAGTCCGTCAGGCGATCGCGACCGGGCTTGGCTCGATCACCGCCGACTTCATCAACATGGCGGCGCAGGGCGAGATGTCCGTGGACAAGCTGCTCGGCTCGCTCGCCAAGCTCGCCATCCAGATCGCAGCGATGAAGATCGGTGGACCCTGGGGCGCGTTCCTTGGATCGCTCGGCGGCGGCTTGAGCCTGGGCGGCAACCGCTACGGCGGCGATCACGTAATCCAGGGCCGGCCGCTCGAAACGTTCGGCCTGCCGCGCGCGCAGTACGGCGCGGACTGGCGCATCGGCGGACCGCCGGGCCCCGACAGGACGCTCGTCGCGTTCTGGGGCAGCAAGGACGAGAGCGTGCACGTGCGGACACCGGCGGACCGCCACGAGATGCGGCGCAGCGCGGGGGCGGCGGTGCCGCCCGTCAACGTCGCCGTGATCGCGCAGAACAACGCCCGGGACATCACCGCGCACCTCGGCGGCTACGACGCACGCCGGGTGCTCGTCGACCAGAGCCGCAAGATCGGGCGGCGGACGCGCTAAGCAGCCAAATCGACCGCTACGGGCCGCAGAGCGACGCTCGATAGCGATGAAGCGCCCCCTTGTCATCGCCTTCGCCTTGCTCGTGACGAGCTCGGCGGCCGTCGCACAACCGGTCACCTCGGGCGGCTGGCGTCCGCCGACGAACTGCTCCACGAACGATCTGCTCAAGTGGAACGGCACGGCGTGGATCTGCTCGGGCGGGCCGGCGGTGACGGGGAGCGGATCGACGAACACGATCGCTATATGGGCTTCGCCGAGCAGCATCGGCAACTCAGGCATAACCGACAACGGCACGTCGGTCAGCTTCAACGGACGCCGGCTGTCGAGCACGAACACGGGGACGGGCGCGGTGTCCTTCCTCTCGTTCGGCAACACTGGCTCCGGCGTCACAGCATCGCAGACGGTCCTCGACTTCAGCTCAAGCGCAACCGCCAACACGACAAGCGGCGCAGTCACGATAACTGGGATGTCCTCGGTGCTGTTTGGCACCGAGTCGGCTGGCAGCAACGTGTCGACCCAGCTCGCCGCGCTGTTTACTGCGACTGGGATGGATCGCAACTGGGCGATCCGCACAAACGACGGCGACAACTACTTTCACTCGACGAGCGGAAGCTCTGGTTTCGGGGTCACGGCCGGCGGCACCCTAAGCGCGAAGGTTCACGTCGCAGGGACTTTGCTTGCGACAGGCGCCGTCGACTTCGACTCGACGCTGAATGTCGACGGCAACCTGACGTTCAACGGCACAACGAACACGATCGGAAACGCGACAACCGACACGATCGTTGCGACGGCGCATATCCCGAGCACGCTGACATTCGCGAGCTCGACCGGTCCCACGGTCCGAGGTGGCACCGGCGCACCGGAGGGTGCGGTTACTGCCGTGGTCGGCTCGATTTACCTGCGATCGGACGGCGGGGCTGGCACGAGCTTCTGTGTGAAGGAAAGCGGAAGCGGCAACACCGGCTGGGTTTGCAAATAGGAGCCATATGCGTTTCGTCTTGCTCGCTCTTGTCTTGATCGCCTGCGCCGCACCGAACGCGGCGATCCAGCACGCGCGCACGATCTCGGCGCAAGCAGCGTGCACTCCGATCGTCACGGATGCGCCCCGACCGGTAAACGCGAAACCCGGCGACGCACCTCCGCCCGACACGGCGATTTGCGACATCGGGCGCGTGCTCGTCTATTGCTGGTCCGGCGAAGGCGCGGGCGCCGATTGTCTCGGCTTCGCGGATTTTCGTCCTCGACAGCAGCCGTCCGCACCGCCAGCGAGCGCCGAGCCGAAACCGGACGCGTCCAAGGCTGACGAGACGAAGCCGGACCCGCCGCCACCCACCCCGGAGCCCACGAAGTAGCCATGGCCGCCGGCTGGGCAAGAAACGAAGTCACCGCGGAGGCGCGCCGCTGCGGGATGATCGTCAAGTACCTCGACCCGAGCGGCCTGCTCGTGATGGCACCGCCGGGGACCGACTTCATGGCCGCTGGCGTCGTGTTCGTGTGCGGCGTGACCTCGCCGAACTTCGCGCTCGCGCTCGGCACGATGACGAACCAGCGACAGCCGCTCGTCGTCGCGAGCGATCTGGTCGAGAGCGTCGACACCGGCGCGGACACGCTCGAGCTTACCGCCCACGACTACCAGACCGGTGATGGCCCGTTCGACTCCGACGAGGTGATGGGCCCCATCGCGATCGGTGATGACTTCTGGGTCCGCAAGATCGACGACGACAACATCGCGATCTACACGACGCTCGCCGACGCGTACGCCGATACCAACCGCGTCGCGCTCGCCGGCACCGAAACCGGCGCGACGATCTCGGTGAGCGCGAGCACCGAGCGCGGCGTCTGGGGGCACTTCATCTACGAGGCGACGCAGGGTGAAACGGACCACGGCGCACCGGAGACCATCGTCATCGTCGACGGCATCGTGGACGGGCTCGACTTTCGCCGCATGAACGACGCGGGTGCGTACACGACGAACGGCATGGAGACGGCGGCCGACGCGTGGGGCGCGGTCGAGATCGAGGACGGCGTTACCCGCGACCAGACGCTGCGCTTGCTCCTGCGCGGCGAGGCGGCGCCGTTCACGAAGGTCGGCAACGTCATCACGCACCGCGACCTCGCCGACACCAAGGACAGCCACCACGGAACGATCACGGCGTCGGGCCGGAGCGACACCGAAATCGACGACCCGGATTGATTCATGAGCGGCTGGCGTTTCGACTGGCGGCTGGACTGGCGTCTCGATTGGCGCGGCTTCGAGGTAAACGGCGCACTCGCCGGCTATGGCCCCGACGGCGCGCATACGTTCGTGCTCGACCTGGAGAACGGCTTTTCCGTCAAGCACAGCTGGGTGACCGACGTTATCAAGTTCAAGGGCGGCGTCGAACAGCGCATCAGCCGCAACGACATCGACCGCCAGAGCTTTAGCGGCAACGCATTCCTGCTCGGCGAAGGTCCGCGGGCGACGCGCGCTACGCTCGCTCGCCATGCCGCGAGCGGATCGGTCTTGCTGATCGCGGCGCCGCACGAAGAACTGAGTGTGGCAGGCGTTGTTGATGAGGACGTGACGGTGAACGGTATCGACCTGTGCGATTGGGCCAAGCCGGGGCAGCGCGTGCTCGCGTGCAGAACCGACGACGAAGACATGACCGTGGGGACGCCCGCGGTTATCCAGGAGGTCGTGGCCGAGCTGATCACGCTCGACGTCGCGCCCGGCGACTGCCATTGGATCGCTCCGCTGCGCCATGTCTTCCTCGAGCCTCAGCAGAACTTCCCGCGCTATCCGGTCGAGGCCGAGTCGTGGCAGCTCGACGCGCGGTGCGCGTTCCCGCTCGACTTCGTGCCGGATCTGGCCAGCATGGCGTTCACGCCGATCGCGGGCGTCGATCTGGCGATCGTGCGCTCGCGGGTGTTCGGGCTGGCGGGCAACGACCTTACCTTCGCGCTCGACGCGGCCGGCATCGGCACGGGTGCGCTCGTCGAGGGCGCTGGCGGCCACGTCATCTTCTACTTCGAACCGGACGTCACGACGATGGGCGATCTGGCAACCGCGCTCGAATCGTCGGCGTTCGTCGTCCTTGGCGGCGACTACGACCCGAGCGTGATCCTGGAGGCCGGTGACGCATTCGCGCAGACCGCTCTGACCGGCAGCGAGGACTCCGGTGACGTCGGCACCGGCGCGAGCATCACGAACTACTCGGGCGACGGACAGACGCGGCCGGTGTGGGATCGCGCTCTCGCCAACGACGGCACGGTCACCGACGGCATTCACGCGATGACGCAGATCATCGATCACGGCGGGATTCCGTACGCGCTCGGGACCGCCGACGCGGCCGACTGGTTTCGTGCGGTGAACATTCGCGGCGGCGACCGAGCGACGTGGCAGTGGTTCAAGCTGTTCATGTCGACGGTGGTCGGGCAGCAGAAAGCATTCTGGCTGTCGACATGGCGCGAGGATCTCGCGTACGTCAGCCACGACACCGGCGGGCCGCTCACGATCACGATCGATGCGGACGATGGCGACTTCACGGCCTGGTACCCGGCCAAGCGCGAGCACCTGCAGATCTTGTACGCCGACGGCACGGAGTTGCGGGTGCGGATCGAGAGCGCGGAGAACAACGGCGACGGCACCCGCACGTTGACGGTGAGCGACTTGGCGGAGGGCACGATCACGATGCTGTCGTGGCTTGAGCTGTGCCGGTTCGAGAACGGCGACGGCTACGAGACGCAGCACAACGCGAACGGGTTTGACGTGTCGATGGTGGCGAGGGTGGTGAGGCAGGAACCGGAATCGATCGGAGGAGGGCCCTAATGGGGATCATCGATGACTACGAGGCGAGCCACGAGTCGTCGTCGCCGCGCGAGCTGATCACGATTACGCACGGGACGACGACGCATCGAATCACGACCGCGACGCGGGATATCCTGCACGCGAATCAGCGGTATGTCGCGACGGCGGGGGCGAGGGGGGAGATCGGGCCGAGCGCGAGCGGCAACGGCAAGGAAATGACGCTGACAATGCCGATCGACCACGCATTCGTCCGCCGCTATCTCAAGCAAGCGTCGCCGCCCCGATCGATCACGGTCACGCTACGCCGTAAGTACATGCCGACCGGCGAGATCGATACGCGCTGGATCGGCGAGATTTCTGACGTCGCTGTCGATGACGGCGGGACCGAAGCGACATTCCGAGTGCCGTCGGTGATGTCGCGCCACATGATGCGCATCGTGCCGACTGCGGTCGTCTCGCGCACGTGCCAGCACACCCTCTATGATTCGCGCTGCGGCATCAACCGCAACGGACAGAACCCGGACGCGATTCCATACCTCCAGACTGCGACGGCGATGTACGTGAACGGTCGCGAGGTTCGCATCGATCTGTCGAATGTTCCCGTGGGCAACGCCGAGCGCGAGACGTGGTGTGCAAACGGCGAAGTTCGTCGTGTTGCCGACCAAGAGGTGATGACGGCGCGCGAGCAGGACGATCTCTCGCCCGGTTTCTCGACGGTGACCAAGCTGACGATGCAGGCGCCGCTGGTTGATCTGCGAGTCGGCGACTCCGTTCAGGTTTATGCTGGTTGCAACAGAACTATCGAGCAGTGCCAGTCACGCTTCGGTAACCGGCAGAACTTTGGTGGACTACCTGAGTTGCCGACAAAGAACCCGTTTACGCCTGAAGGCACCGGGGTGGAGGGTTTCTAGTGTTTATCGAGCTAGCCACCGCGTCGTTCCTTGTCGGTTCATACGTGTACTTTCGTCTGACCGAGGACAAGCCCACAAAGAAGTCACCTCCGCGCGAGGTCCAGATTCCTCGTGTCGAGGTCGGCGTCGGTGTCCCGATGTTCTACGGCAGAGTTCGCGCACGTGGGCCGATCCTCGCAGCGGCATCGACGCCGGTGTTCGATGATCCCAGCTATGAGATGAACATGTTTTTCGCGTTGGGATTCCCGTTCGCCGACGGGGCCGGGACGAACCGCGTACACAACATGTGGGCTGGCGATTGGCTGCTCAACTGGACTGACAACGCGCCGCTCATGACAGGTGATGGCGGCCCCGAGGGCCCCGTGATCGTGATCGGTACCGGACAGAACGGCGACGAACTCGGCACCGGCTTGCTCGAATTCCTCAACGGCAAATCGACACAGGAACTAGTTGACGCGCTCGGTACGCCAACGACGTTCGCCGGGGAGTGGATGCTGCGCGCAGTCGGCGATCCGGCGGGCGGGCTCTTTCTCCCCGTGGACGAGATACCCGGCTACCGCGGCATGCTCAGCGTCTTTCTCTACGGGACTGATAACGGTCGGCAGTGGCGCTTCGGCGCGAGCCCAACCGTGCCTAGCTACTCCTTCGAGTGCTCTACATATCACACCAACCATCCGCAGCTCGGCACGTACGCGCGCGTTGGCGACGACAGCAATCCGATGAACGTTATCTACGACGTGCTCGTCCACAAAGCCGGGATCCCGGAGAGCTACATCGACATCCCCAACTTCCAGCAAAATCAGTTCACGTTGCACACCGAGTCACACGGCTACTCGCGGTGTTTCGAAGACGCGGCCGAGGTCGACGAGGTTCTCGGCGATGTCCTTCGGCAAATCGACGGAGTACTGAGACACAACCCGGTGACGGATAAGTTGGAGGTCAAACTAATCAGGCCGGACTTCGATCCGACGGAGATCCCGCACATTACCAAGGACAACTGCGTGCGACTTCAGTCGTTCGCGATGGGCGGCTGGGCTGACGTCACGAACGCGCTCCGCTTGGTCTATACGAGCCGCGCCAGCGATTATCAGGAGGCGGACGTAACCGACGAAAACCAGGCTAACGCGGGCTCGATCGGCCAGAACGTCAAGAATCTACTCGTGCTGATGTACCCAGGCATTTGTGTCGAGTCGCTCGCTCGCGCCGTCGCTCGCCGAGAGCTAGCCGCGCGCAGTCGTCCGATCATCAAGATGCGAGCGATCGTCGGCCGGGAATTCCTGCACGTGCTGCAAGGCGATGCCGTCAAGGTGACACTCAAGAACCCCGATCTAGCTGGGCTGATTTTTCGCGTCGCCAACGTGGAACACGGGACCCTAGAAGACGGGGCCATCGCGCTCGATTTGCTGCTCGACTTCAACTACACGTATCGCAATGAAACGTCGCCTCCGTCCGGCACTGATTTCGGCGGAATGGGCGGAGACCTGGACGCGGGCTAGCGCGACGCGACCGACGAGCTAGCAGCGCACTCGCGAGCCCAGTCGCGACCGCTGTCTGCTGACGCGTAGTAGAGCACCGCGGTCATCGCGCCAGCGCCAGCGATCATCCAGCCGACTTCCTCGTTGCCATCGCGATTCGCAAGGGCGAGCGCGGTTCCGCCGATCGCTGCCGCAGCCCCAACACCGACGCCCACGCCGTCGGCGATCCAGTACGTCGAAGAAGTCGTACAGCCGCTCGCGGCGACGCTTCCGGTCTTCGGTGGTTTTGCTTGCAACGCAACCGAGCACCCAGAAACCAGAGCCAGCACAACCAGGAGACGCGACATGCGCCGAACGTAATGCCGATTCCGACGCCGCGCCAGTGCAACACATTGCGGCGGTATCTGGATGCGAGGATCGGGCTATGCGCGTATTGCTGCTTTGTCTGCTCGTTGTGGGCTGCTATCAGCCTTCGCCAAGCTACGGCGGCGGTGGCGGAAGCTCTCCCAGTTACTCAAGCGGCGGCTGCAGAAAGGGCTGTAAGTGTGGCAACTCATGCATTGATTGCTCGAAGAAATGCCACGGCGGCAGCACCTACCGAAAGAGGCGGCGATGAGCAGGATCGCAATGGCGATAATCCTGTTGCTCGCGAGTTGCGAAGAGGACTGCGAAGGTACCGGCGGTGGCTCTTGTTGCAAAGTGTGTACGGACAGCAAGCCGTGCGGCGACTCGTGTATCCCGAGGAATCAGACCTGTCACGAAGGCGCCGGCTGTGCGTGCTCCGGGCTCACGACTGATTAGCCAGGCCACAGCAAATCGACCCTACCCGCAATCGGGTCGATGCTTTACGCATGGAGTGGCTCGACGCGTTCGCCGCCGCGGTCCGCACCCGCAACTACGCCGCCGCACGGCGCCTGTTCGCGCCCGGCGTGATCGGCTTTGGCACGGTCGCCTGTGTCGACAGCCTCGACAACCTAGAGCTGCTCCAGTGGCGGCAGGTGTGGGAGGCCACGAGCGGGTTTCGGTTCGAGACGGCGACCGTGCTCGGCGACGCGATTGCCGCGACGTGGTCGAGCGACGGCGGGCGGCGCGGCCGCGCGACGATCGTGCTCGCGGAGGGGCTCGCGGTGCACACGCACTTTTCGTTGTCGCCGTGATCGCATTCGTTGAAGCACCGGGCTGGCACGACTCGCTCGGCGAGTTCCTGCTGCGTGCGCCAGACCTCGCGCAGCACATCCGCCGCGTCACGCACGCCGAGATGCCGCGCGCGATCCGCGAGCCCGCCGCCGCGTGGATCTTGGCCAGCGATCAGCGTCCACCCGTGCTCCCCGCCGGCCGCGTGCTCAACGCCGAGCCGTTGCTCCGCCTCGAGCTGCTGCAGCGCCTGCACGTGCTCGGCATCAACACGTTCACCGCGCACACAACGACGAGCGGCGTGCACCTGCCCGCGTTCGTTCGTTCGCGCTACCGTCATGACGGCAGGCAGACGCCGATCATCCGAACGCCCGCCGAGCTCGCGCGCGTCCACCTGCAGCCCGATCAGATGATCTCCGAGTACTGCGACGTCCGGTCCCCGGACCGCCTCTATCGCAAGTACAGCGTGCTGCGGATCGGCGACGCGTACATCCCGCGCCACATGCTCGTCAGCGACAGCTGGTGCACCCGGACCGCGGACGTCGTGTCAGCGACGACGGTCGCCGAGGAGGAGGCGTTCCTCGATGCCGAGGTCCCCGCGGTGATCAGGCGCGCGTTCGAGGTGGCCGGTATCGAGTACGGCCGCATCGACTACGGGCTGCTCTTTGGCGTGCCGCAGATCTGGGAGATCAATCTCAATCCCGTGCTCGTGCCGGCGCCGGGCCGAACGCACCGGTTGCGAGAGCACTTGCAACGGCGATCGGCGGTGGCGATTCGAGCGGCGTTCCTGGCGCTAATGGACCCAACGTAGCCGCCGCGCCGACGCTGACAGCGTGGGCAAATCGACCCGATCAACGCCCCGGGCCCAGGCTGGACTCGTGGGCAAATCGACCGAATCGAGGGGCCACGGCGAACCTGGAGGCGTGACTAGAGCTGCTGTCCTTGCGCTGGTCTTGTTCGCCTGCGCCCCGAGCGTTAGGTACGGCGCCAAGCGCTGCCCCACGGCCGCACCGCTGCTTGCCGATTTCGTCGCGACGAGCGTGCTCCTTGCGACGTCTGCGTACACGTACAACGACGGTCGGCCTGCGCTGGCACTCGGTGCTGCTGCGGCAGGGATGGCGATTGCGCTTTCCGCAAATCTCGCGGAGTGCCGATGACCCGCCGCCAGCAAGCTTTGCTCGGCTGGGTGCTCGGTGCGGTCGCGTTCCGCTTGCTGACGGGCTGCGTCACCGCCGACGACTACAAGGAACCCGCGGTCGGCATTACCGCGCTCGGCGGCGTCGAGCAGTGCCGGCAGAACCCGACGCTTCCATGCGGCTGGGTCTACCAGTGCCGCGAGGTCGAGATCTGCTTGCCGTGGGTCGATCGCGCCGAGATCCCCAAGCTGCGCGAGATGGCCGAGTCGCTCTACGGTGATTGCGAGCTGTCGCGCGATCCGCGCTTCGCCGGCACGCCGCTGTGCCGCTATGTCTGTCCGTCCGAGCGCGGCTGCAACGCTCGAAACGGGTGCTGGTGTTTGGAGCCGGCGCCGTGACGAAGCGCCCGTTCATGGACGATGACGAACGCGCGACGATCGGTCGCGAACATCGTCAGCGCGCGAGCAGCGAGCCGGTGGCGGACGCGTTCGCCGAGGAAGATCACTTCACGCCCGTTGCCGAGGTGGTGAAGCGTATTGAAGAGGCCGCGGGTCGTTTGCTCACCGAGGACGAGCTCAGGGTCGCGCACGAGACGCACCGGATTGCCGCGGACCGGCACATGCGGGTCCGCCAACAACACGTGACGAGCGAGCAGCCGTACCGCGGCGGCGCCGGCATGACGGCCGAGGAAGCCAAGCGGCTCGACGCGGTCGAGGACCTGCTCGTCGAGAAGTTCGGTCGCGGCGGCAAGAACGGCGACGTTGGCGCGCTCAGGGCGAGCGTCGAGAAAGCCGAGGCGCGTCGCTGGTGGCTGTTGACCTTCCTCGCCGGCTTGCTTGTCACCGTTGTCGGCTCGGCGGTCGCGTTCGGGTCCTGGATGGGCTCGATCGAGGCGGATGTCGAAACGCTCAAGGCGCGCGCACTGCGCCGCAACGGTTCAACGCCGGACTACCCGGCAGCAAGGGAAACGCCATGACTCTCTCTCGTCAGATCGGAATCGCTATCGTCTCGGTGCTCGTCGCCGCGACCGTCACGCTCGGTGCCGTCGGCATCAGCTATCAGGTCGCGCGCGCAGACGCCGCCGACTACACGCTCACCGTCGCACCCAAGCCGGTGGAGAACGATCTGCTCGTCGCAATGGCCGACACGGGCAGCGCGGGCTCGGCAGTGGCACCGAGCGAGGGAAGCTCGACGCCCGCGCCGCTTCCCAACCCGGCAGAGCAGCCGAAGGAGTCCGCCTCGCTGCTCCTCAAGCTCTACAAGGCCGGGCATCTCGTCCCGATGGCCGTCGTCGCGGCATTCTTCCTGCTGCTCTTGCTGCAGCGGTGGATCGCGTGGCTCCGCACCGGGTACCGCAAGCTGTTCGTCGCGTCCTTGCTCGCATCGCTCGGCATGCTCGCCGAACGTGCGGCCGAGGGAACCACGCCGAACCTGATGATGATCATGGGCGCGCTCGGTGTCGGGCTCGCCATGTGGATGAAGACGGAAGGCGCGCCGAAGACGTCGTGAGCGTCGTCGCCGTCGTCATAGCGCTGGCCGTCGTCGCGATGATCTTCGCGCCGAAGCGCGAGCGCTCGCCCGACGAGATCATGGTGTGCCCGTGTCCGCGTTGCGGCTACGACGGGGCGGGCGAGCAGCCCGCCGCGATCGATCCCGACGAAGAGATCACGAAGCCCGAAGGCCATCGGCTCGAGGTCGACAACTGATGTCGGTCGTGCAGTACAGGCGCAGCCTCGGACGAGGCAGTGCTCCGGTGATGCACCGCGTCCGCCACTTCGCGCGCGAGCGCGTGATCGACGCCGAGGTCGGGCTCGTGGTCGTGTTCCTCGGGCTGGCCGGACTGTGCGCGTGGTTGAAAGGGCGGGCATGATCGAGGCGCTCGCGATCATCGGCGGCGGCGGCTCTCTGCTGTTCGGCATCTCGTTCGTCGTCCAGCACTTCCTCGGTCGCAAGGACGCGCGTGACATGCACACGCTCCGCGATCGGCTCGAAAAACTCGACGACGAGCACGAAGAGATGCGGCGCGATCGGGACGGGCTGGTCGTCGAGCTCGCCGCGTCTCGCGAGGAGACCAAGCGCGAGCGCGACCTCAAAGCCGTTGCCGAGTCGCAGCGCAACCAGGCGTTCGCAGAGGCGAGGACAAACCTCGTCGAAAGGATCAAACGCACAAATGTTGCCGACGCTCAGCTCATCATCCGCGATCTGCTCGCTGCTCCTTTGCTCGGCGATAGCGACGGGGTGCCGCACGTCGTGCCCGCCGCCGGAGAAGCCGCGACCGACGGTCTCATTGATCCCTTTGCCGACGTGCAACCTGCCGATGCCGCCGATACCCGTCGTCTGGGGCGGCGTCCCTGAGATGGCCGATGGCAAGCAGACCGGGCGCACGATCATCACCGAGGACGGGCTCGCCGAGCTTGGCGGCTACCTGCTCGCGGTCCGCAACTGGATGCGAGCGGCGGAGAAGTGTTTGGGGGCGCGATGACCGACGACCCCGAAGACGTCGTCTCGTTCGACACGCTCGACGAAGCGATTGCGTACGCGATAGCCGATCTCGAACCGGGCGGCACGCTGACCATTCACGCCGACAACTGTGAGAGCGAGGACGGCGAGGACAACTGCACCTGCGAGCCGCTGGTGCTCACCACAGGAGCGAGTGCATGACCGCAACACATGACGGCTGCGCGAGCAGCACGCACCGGCCGGCGGCGCTGATCGATCGCCGAGACGACGCGGCACAAGGGCACGGTCCCAAGCAGGGATGGCGAGTCCGTCAGCGCGGGTGGCACGAGGTCACCGGCATTTGCCTGCACCAGACCGCGTGCTTGCTCGGCGAGCGGGCCGAGCGCTGGGATACGGTTGGTTGCCACGTTGGCGTCACGCGCGCAGGCCAGGTGATTTGGCTGCACGACTTCGATCGCATCGTCGCCCACGGCAACGGCTGGAACGGCAAGACGGTCGGGATCGAGATAGACGGTCTATATGCCGGCATCGATGGCGACGAGGACACGGTCTGGAACGACCCGAGCACGCCTTGGAAAGAGAAAGGCATGGCGCTCACCGCCGAGTCGGTCGACGCCGCGAGACAGACGATCCGCTGGATCTGTCAGCGCGTGCTCGCACACGCCGGCCGTGTTCGCGTGCTGGTGGCGCACCGGCAGTCGTCACAGAGCCGGCGCAACGATCCGGGCTCGGCGATCTGGCAGCAGGTCGCGTTGCCGATGCACGCCGAGCTCGATCTCGGCGACGGCGGCGTGGGGTTCTCGATCGGCGGTTACCCAATACCCCAAGAGTGGGATCCACGGTGCGCTGGGCATCGGTACTAGTCGTCCTGCTGTTCGCATGCGGAAGGGGACCAGCAATGCCGTGCCCGCGCAAAGCGGACGGCCCCGACCGCACCGGCGAGCGAACGTGCGAGGTCAGGCGGTGATCCGCACCGCCTTCCTTCGGCTCGAGCGCGACGAGGAGCTCCGCCGTCGCGTCATGATCAAGGTGCGCCGCTCGGGGATCTTGGCGGTGCAGGCGAGCACGGCGTACGGCTTGGCGCTCGACGAGCTCGCGGAGCTGTGCGACCTCAGGCGGCGGATTGTGGAGGACTGCGCCTAGAGCTTGAATTTCTCGCGTAGTTCTGCGATCTGCGCGAGCTCGCTCGGGTAGGACTTGCCGCTCCGAATCTTCTCCTCGCAGACCCAACGCTCCCAGCTGTTGAGCGCCTTGATCAGCGCGGCGCGGAGCTTGTGGTTCAGCGCGAACAGGTTCGCTAA